GTAACAGTAACCGTATATACGTTATCTACCCCAGTACCGCTTGTAAAATTTAACCAAACTCGATCACCTGTCGTTAAACCGTGATTTGTAATAGTTACAGTACAAGTAGTACTACCCGGAATGTTATATGTTCCGCTTTGTGTCACATTGTTAGCAAATATAGTGCTTCTAGCCGCCGCACTAGAGTTCGCAGAAATTATTGCACCCTTTAAACGAGTACGATAATTAACTAGAACTCCTGAAGTGGTACCGTGCGCTGACTTTACGTCATATTGCATGCCCATTTAGTTCTCCGTTTTCTGTTCGGGGAGATCAAGGCGGTCTATCAACGCCGTCATGGTGTCGATAGCCGCTTGAGAGGCAACGGCTACGTCATGTGCGTGGTTCCGTTGCTCTTCCATTTTCTTAATCTCCGATTGCAAAAACTCTTTCGTTATCTGCATTAGGCTTCAATTGCATACAAGAAGTACGCAGTACCAGCCGAATCAACGAAACGGATTTTTTGGGTAGCAGTAGTAGCTGTACCACCAATCGGAGCAACCATTGCATCTGGGAGATTAAACAGATTGGTAATTGTTCCTGAGCCGCTGTTAGTTACACGGATGAATGAAGCGTTTCCGGGTAGCGTTGCGCCAGCACCAATATCTGAATCAACCTGTAGGGCTGCAACAGTACCACCAACCGTTACGCTGGCAGCAGCACCAAGGGTTACACGTAATCCGTTACCAGCACCAGAGATAGAACCGCCGGTATTAACAGATAAAGAGATATGAGCACCGTTAACTGTACCGCCAGTAGCGGCATTTGCGCCGGTAACGCGAGTAAGAGCACGGATAGTCTCACCAGAACCAGTAGAGGTAAAGGTCAGACGGTTATAAGAAAGACGTGTGTCCCCAGTAGTATTCGAGGCCGTGCCGTAGAAACTGGAGATGCTTTGAGCAGTGGTTACTGTAATTGGTTCGGTAATAGTACCGCCAATAAAACCATTTTGAGACGAGACTGGACCGCTGAACGTGGTAATAGCCATGATAAACCTTTCGTGTTATAGCACATCGCCCATAAGTCTCTATAACGTCTGCTAGGCCAGTCGTATGGGCTAAATAAATCCTAGTACCTAAAGAATACAGCAAAAGGGGGGTTTTGCAACCCCCCTCGTACAACTTTATGCGCCCTCAGAGCCAAACACGCCGAGCGGGTCAGACCAGCCAAACGAGTAACGCTCACGAGCTTTGTAACGTACGTTACCGGTGTCAAAGTCACCATCCATGCTGTTTTGCAGCGGGGTACGGATAAAGTGCTTCAGACCGTTAGGAACGTCAGTTGTCAAGAACCAAGCATCTGGATCCGTCAAGAAGTGGTTGATCGCATAGCCTTCAGGGATCGAACCGTTATTCTTGATAGCATTGATGTCGTTGTCAGCCGTAGATACACGGAGTTCAGTCTCCAGTAGTCGGGTTGCAACGAACTGTAATGCGGGCGGAATAATCAGTTTCTTGGGTTTAGCAGCAATTAACAGACCACGCTCATCCGTCCAAGCGGCGATCTGAATAACAGCATTTTCCAAAGCCGTTTCATTCAGATCCGTTGGTACAGACGGGATGTTGCTGTTTGTGCCACCAGAAACAAGGGGGTGCGAAGCCGAGAACAGGGCTACGTTATCGCCACCGGGGTAGCTAGACGAAAAGCCGTTGTTCAGGACCGAAGCAGCCTTAACTTGTTTGGTATAAGACATGGCGCGAGCCAAAGCCTTGGTATAGCGAGCGGACAACGAATCATACAGGTTGTCTTCGATTGCCTCTTCCGTAATGGAGAAGCCCAAAGCAATAGTTTCGTGCGAATACCGAGCCGTGAAAGCTTCCTGAGCATTGTCATAAGCGATGGCAGAACCTTCGTTTTTGACAGGAGCAGCGGAGAAGCCAGACAGCTTGGTTTCTTCTTCAAACGAACGCTCAGAGGTCTCAGTTTCGTAGATCTCTTTGTGTTCTTCGCCGTAACGAGCATACTCAAGACCGAACAATGCGTTCAAGCCCGGGAGCAGCTCTTTCAGTAGTTGTGCGCGTGAAATAGCCATTTAATGCTCCTTATTTACCTGTTACGTTGTTGTAGGACTGATAGCCAAAGTTAAATTTGACGATCACTTCGGGGTACACAACGTTTCCGCTCACCACGTAGGAGGTGTCAGGCACCAGATCTACGATACGGAACGGGAGTGCAGTGGTAGTGTTGCTGTAGTAAATACCAGTCTGGGCGTTACCATAAGTAGTATTCGCAGAATTCAACACCAGCGCAACGTTTGTACCAAGGGCGGTCTGTTGCACAGGGGCAATAACCAGACCAGTAGTGTTAGCAGTATCACCCACAGATGCAACTTCATACAGCGCGTCAGGATCATCGCTGATATAAGCATAAGCATCAGTAACGCCAGAAGCAAACCCGGGCCAGAATTGGCTGTAGGTTGGCTGCTTAGTTACGGGGTTAGTGTAGCGGCATCCAAGGAATACACCTAGAACACCAGCCACTGCAGAGGTATCTGCTGCTAGCGCAGAAGCAATCACAGTACCGGTTGTATCCAGCTGAACTACTTGACCGTTATATAGAGCGGTGTTGTAGTTAACCGAACCAGTAGTGATAGCAATCTGACGAGTAGCTCCAGCAAATACCTGCCCACCGATCAGATTGATCGGTTTCAAACCATACGGTTTGTCAACGGTAGGATAAGCCATTTATTACTCCTAAAAAGGGTTATTTAGAACCAGAACCAAACCCGACACCCTTAGTTACAGACGTTTTCTTTTCGCTGAATAGGGGCATACGGGCATCGCTTGACCTCATGAAGTTGTTATCAACAGACTCCATTTGGGCTGTGGCTTGTCGGTTGTAGTACTCATTGCGTGATTCAGCCAATTCTTCTGGCATTGAGCACAGCATTAGTCCGCCAATTTCGACGTTGCCGTTTGCATTACCTTGCAGTAGCAGCTCAGGATAATCCGAAGCGCTGACTGGTTCCCATCCTTCACGCATCTTTTTAGATACGTTAGACGCATGCGTCTGACCTAAAATCTCGGTGGCAACCCACCGATGCTTTAAGCCCGGGCGTGGATCCGGATTGGGGAGAGTGCTTGCTGGTCGATAAACCATACGTGCATCGCTCTCACGTGTTTGAAGGTTTCTAGGTGTGCGATCTTCTTTCGCACCGTCACGACTAATTCTTTCAGACATGGTTAGGACTCCGAGTTAAGTTTAAGTACTTCACGAGCATACTGTTCATTAGTAAGGTTCAGCCGCTTGGCTAAGGCTTCTTGGGTTTTAGTCAATTTGACACCCACCTTCTTACCTGCAGTACGAGTTGGAGCAGCAACAACGGTTGCCGGACGTTTCGGTTCCCTCCGCGCCTCACCGAAATAATCGGGAAACACTTCACGCAAGCGAGCGTCAATTCGCTCGTAGTAAGTATCGGTCCGAGGATCAATACCGTTTTCGACCAGCTTTTTGTGCACAGCCAGCGCGAGACTGGTCATCTCATCATCATTCCCGAACCATTGGTTACGGGACTGCCACCTCACCGCTTTGGGATCGTACGTGGCACCAGATTGCTGTTGCGTTGTTTGACTATATACATCAGTCTCAGGGATTTGTAAAGCACTAGGTCTAAAAGATTTTGCTTGCTCCAATCGGTACCGAGCCGCAGCCAGTTCTTCTTGCGCCGCAATAATCTGGTCGGTATCGTAGGTTTCCTGAGCTTCCTTCAGCTTTTGACGGGCAAACTGCATCTCCATCTCAGCCTTAGAAGCCGCCATTTCGGTGTAAGTCTGCGCCCCAGCGTTATAGGTTTCCCGTAAACGCTTGTTTTCTTCTAACAGTTGCTGGGCGATCCGGGCAGCTTCTTCTCGTTCCCGAAGTGCTGCTTCCTTGGCACGACGTTCATCATGGCGGGCATGACTCAACTCCTTAATCCGCTTTTGGACTTTGTCGCTGTACTCTGCGACTTCGTCGTCAGACAGATCCTCAACCTCACGCTCCAAAGGCTTGCGCCCACGGTCTTCTGGCGGTGTATCGTCTACAACCTCCAGTTCGATATCGGATTCTTCAGAAGCTGACTCATCCACGCCAGAATTGGCTTGAACGTCATCTTGCTCGTCAGGAAATTTAAACTCTTCTTTATCGTTAGTTGCCATTTTTAACTCCTATTAAGCGCGGGTATATCCGCGTGGGTCTTCAACAACCGCCTCAATTTGATCATCATTGAGTAAGCGGAACTCGCGTCCGTGGACTTTAAAACGTGTACCGGAGTAAGCCCTAACTAACACAAAGTCACCTTCTTTACACCACGGGCCACTTGAGAACTTAGCCGTGTCTTTGTACGCGTCGGGGCCAACACCTACCACAAAAAGCACAGTTGTACTGTGTTCTTCGATCTTGGCTATTGATTCCGGTTTAAGAACATCGGTACCGCTGAACTTATCTTCTACTTCAGGAACGGCACACAGAATCTTCCAACCTTGCGGTTTGGGGAGTTGTGTGGCTTTTTGGTCACTTACTTCTTCAGTCATCGTTGTCATCTGATTCCTCAGCTCTTTTTGCAAGGTCAAGTAAATGGGACTCTGCTAGCGCCAGACCTTGAATAATGCCGCAAAGTTTTTGGTACTCTTCAAAAGTGCGGCATGCTCCACCAGCGCAGTCATCTGCGTAGTTATTCATGTCGTCCCTAATCTTTTTGCGTAGAACGTCTACGAACGAAGTAATCACTGGTTGCTACCTCCTTTATTTTTAGATCTGTTTAACCGCAAAGTACTATGCGTTTTGGCTATATCAATACCAGTTCGAGTACTTTCTAGGTCAAACCTAGCCTCAGCCTCTTCCTGTTTCATATCCGCCATATCTTCCTTGAGCGCAAGTTCATCTGTTTTAAGTTGGATTTCCGCCTGCATCCGCTGTGCCTCAATTTGCATCTGCTGGGTTTTTAGTTGTGCATCCATCTGATCCTTGGCGGCTTTGCGCTGGATCTCTGCCTGCTGTAGCTGAAGTTTCTGCATCTCCACCTGCATAATTGGATCCTGCATCTGCTGCTGGGCTTGCGCCTGTGCGGCTTCAGACTGGTGTTTAGCCAGTACGATCTGAGATCCTTCCGCCACCATACGTGAAAGCTCCACTTCAGCCTGTTCTGGCAACTTCTCATCTGGGTGAGGTAACGGCACCCCGATGGCATCCTGAACCTGACGACGGTACGCATAGGCTAAGTGCTCGGCAAGATGCGCTTGAGCCGCCGCCATAATCTGCGACGCCATTGGAGACTGTCCGATCATTGCCTGAATTGCAGGGTCGTCCATCAAGTTCTTATGCGCCGTGATATGGGCGTTGTGATCCTGATACATGAACGCTTTAACTGGTTTTAGCCGCAGCATGTTCATGTTCTCAGATAGCGGATCGGTTGGTTTCTCGTCGTCTGCCGTCGGCACAAGTTTTGCTACGTTACGGATACCCAACACCTCTAGCATCTGTCTATGTAACGCTGGGATGTCATATACCTGTGGTGCCTGTTGGGAAAGCTGCAGCACGGCTTGGTATTGTACGATCCGCTGGGACATCGTTGCTGCGTTGGGGTCGGATACGGGGATAACCTCGACCATGTTGTAGTCGCTAGCCTTAGCCCGTGGTTGCCCATCTTCCGGCTCGTAGTCATATTTGTCGTCTGTGTAATCACGAATAATGCTCGCCAACAGTTTTAACTCTTGCTTAAATGCGTAGTGAACCCGAGCCTGAACAGCCGACATTACTTTGAGCATTCGCTCCAACAACGCCAACGTCGTACCCACCGGAGCCTGCGCAGACATATCACTGATCTTCATATCAGCCGTTGCAGCAAACCTACGGCCTTCATCAACGATGGTGTTCAGTAAGTTATACAGCGTCTGACTTGGCTCTTTATATGGCAGGGGTAAAATGTTGTCACGGATAGCACCGGAACCAACGTCTACATCTCGGAACTCACCCGGAGCAATCGGGGTGTCATCACCCTTAATGCGCAGTCCTCTGGACTTCAGACCTCCCGGCAAGTTTGATAACGTACCAGCATCTACTAATTGCCGGATGATTGACGTTGCGGACTTAGCAAACCCACCAATCAAGTGGAACAAACCAAAGCCATACACCCCAAATCCGGGGATATATACGTAATGTACGAAGTGATTGCGCTTTTGTTTTGTTTCATCATCTTCGTAGAAGTTACGGCGGATAGCCAAAATCTCGCCCGTTCCCTCCATTACAGTCACCACATACGGTAACGCAATCCCTGTTTCTTCTCCGTCGTCTTCATCTTCATACCCGGGCAGATCAAGATTTACGTGCATTTCATAAATGATGTAGCGGTCGTCATTCAAGCTACTTATGCCGGTTTCCTTGTCCTTACGCTCTTGAATTTCATTTTTCTGCTTTGGTGGGTCGCCCAAGTCAATGTCACGATAAAACCCAGCTACCTGCAGTTTGCGAATCTCGTTCTTAGTCTTGTACATCCGGTGCGTCACACGCTCGGCAGTCTCAATCCCACTGGCACCATACGAAATGATTACGTCTTCTGCAGGTACAAAGACTGACATCTGGCGCTGCTGTGATGGATCGTAGTAGACCTTCTTAAATGCCGAACCAGTTGCAGGTAGGTTCCACAACATGCGCTCGTGCTCACTACGGAACTCTGGCATACGCTCAGTTAGTTCGTAGTTCATGTCTTCCTTCACACGCTGGGCAGCTTCGTCTTTCTCCTTGGTCTGCTTACCAATGATCTTAGTCTTAACCGGTCCTTGTGCAGGAAAGGTCTCCATAATTGTTTCTGACTGGAAACGAACCACAGCTTCCGTAATCATGGGGTGGAACACGCCACATGCGCCGTTCCATGGTTCAGTACGCTCTTCATATTTAAGACCAAGCAAAGTTAACCCTTGCTTATACGTATCTTCCCATTCCTTACGCGAACCCATATCATTTTTAATATCTTCCAGCAAATCGGAACCAAGAGTGTCCAGTTCGCTAAGATCAATTTCTTCAGCAAGATTTGCATAAAAATCTTCATCGGCTTCCCCCGGTTCAATCTCAATTTCTAACCCATCGGCACGAATAGATACTGACTCAGGGTCTTCAATCTCGATTTCAATGTCCGGCTCGCCTGCCATCTTTTGAGCTATTTCTTCAATGCCCACAGGGGCGCGTGTTAGTGCTTTATCAACTGCCATGATTCTTTCCTTTAATAGTAAGCAGCCTTTCGGCTTCTCCAGTTTGTCGGTGCATCCTGCTCATCGGTAGGTAGGCTAATAAACCCACCGTTCCTAAACCGCAGCAAGGCTTGCGTCATCGTATCCACATAGTCATCGTGCTCCCCAACAGGGAAGGCTACGATTTCCTCAATTACGTCTTTTGCCCAGCGGCGATCTGGTGCCCAAACAGCGCCCGACGCAAACAGATCTGATACAGCGTTGACCCGCGCAATCTTGTCATTACCCCGGCTGGGTGAAAACTCATCAACGGGAATCCCCATACGACGTAGCTCTTGTATAAGTGGAGCGCCAGCCGCTTTTTTCTCCACTAAAAACGAATCTGGGTCCCACTCCTTGTACTGCCTTAGTGCTACCTCCTTTAATTCTGGAAACTCCATCCTATCTTTAAACGCATCCAACAATATAAGGCTTGGTCTGTCGCCTTCTTCTTCGTTATACCAAACCCCCCACGTTGTACACGCCGTGTAGTCGCTGGTCGTCTTTGTTTCGTGCGCCGTATCCCACGACTGAATAATGAAATCACATTTGGGTGGGTCTTCTGGCTCCCAGATCCGCCAGTGGGTGCGCTTTATAAACGCCGCTGAGTCTAGTGTTGGCTGCTGCATATACTGAGCGTTCCAGTATCGTGCATCCATGTTTGCTTTCTTAGCTTCTAACTGCTCGACGGGCCACTGCTCGGGCCAAAGACTCTTACCGCTGGGGAGAATCGCGGGTAGTTCAACAATTTCCCACTGATCGGCGTCTGGATTACGCATCTGGTATTGCAAAAGCCTGCCCGTTAAGTCCACCAAGCTCCATCGCGTCATAATTACTATGATCGCACCACCCGGCATCAGTCGTTGGAGCGGGCCTGTCTGGAACCAAGACCATGCGTTATCGAATGTAGCTCGGCTGTTAGCTTTAATGTCTTGCTCGGAATGTGGGTCGTCAATAACGAAAAGATCGGCACCGCGACCAGCCAAAGCGCCGCCAACACCGACAGCGTAATACTGACCGCCAGCACTTGTAGACCATTTTCCCGCAGCTTTTTGGTCATCGGCAACCAAAGTTTTTGGAAATATCTGCTTATATTCATCTGAATCAATCAAATTTCTAACCCGTCTACCAAAATCTTCTGAAAGACCGGCGGTATGGGTCGCCATAATTATCTTTTTGTCTGGGTACTGCCCTAAAAACCACGCCGGAAACAAGTAAGAACTGAATTCAGACTTACCCATACGGGGTGCGATGTTGATAATAACCCGCTTTTTCTCTCCGTTAGCGATGGCTTGGAAGATTTTCCCTAGTTTCCTGTGGTGCGGGCCTTCTTTAAACCCCGGATACACCGAATGTGCGAACGCAGTCATGCTCTCCTGCGCTTTTTTTAACCCTACCCGCCTGTGCTGCTCATCAAGTTCTTCTAAAAACTCAAGTTTTTGCGTTGGAGTCATCGTCGCCAGTAAGGCGTTGATCTCAAGCGGGTTCAGAGTCATCTTCTTCTTTCACAACAACGTCTTCTACTTGAGCGTTACGTTCTTCTTTTTCTTCTGCCTCAACTTCTATAGTCTTTTGTAGCTGGGCAAGCTTCTCACGTATGCGTTCGTCAAGCTCGTGGTCTGCCAGTTCTTCTTTCTTAATACTTACGCGCTCCGTAAAGAGGCCGATCTCAGTAACTTTACCTAATAACTCAATAGCCTTTAGTCTGATGCGAGCATCTGGGTGCTCCATCTCATCTACTAGCTGTGCTACCGCCTTACCCCTGATCTTTCCCGCCTCTTCCACGAACTGCCAGTCGTACGCCGACAACATCGTCACCAACTTACGTACTGCGGGTGGGGTATTTATTTTAGCTACGGCTGTCTTGGGATCTGGGGCGCCCGTCGTTAGTGCAGTAAAAGCCTCCCGGGCGGTGCTAGCTTGGGCAGTCTGCTCGATAGACTCGTCGTCTTCGGCGCCCAACTCTTTTAACCAAGCAGTCGTATTAATCTGCGCGTTCAATAGGTCATGGGCGCTTGTTTTTTTAAGCGTCACGAAGCCATCGTCTGGGGCGTCCAGAACTTCCGGCTCAAACTCAATTGTCTGCAAGTGATCTAACAAAGCGGGGTTCCCCGTAAAGCGTGGGGTTGACCCACGTTGGGCGAAGTGTATACTTGATTGTGACAACCCGCAAGGGGGGTCTTCTGTTTGGTGTTTGTATGTCTCCTTCTGGCTTAAGCGGCCCTTAGCCCCCGGATCTCCTCCCGGGGGCTTTTTTTTCGTGTGAATACTTGACAAAAATAGTAGGATTTTTTGTAGAAAATTTTTTGGAATTTTATTTTTGCGGGTATGGGGGTGTTCTGTACATGGGTTTTACAAAATTTATTTTGCGGCTGACAAATAGTGTCCCTGCGACGACGCCGCCATGCCGCTAAATATGGTTGCCCCCCTGCCGGTGGGGTAAAACCACGCAAAACTAACTTTGTGAAAAATCGCTAATGTTAATATGGTGTTGTCAGCAGGCAGTACCGCTTGACGGGTGACTGCATA